CTTTTGAATACCTGCTTTCTATTCTCGGAAGCCAAGGCGACGCGGGACAATTCCGCACACCTCGCCACATTATTGATTTTATTGTTAAAGTGGTTGATCCGAAGAAAAACGAAACAATTCTTGATCCCGCTTGCGGAACGGCTGGATTTTTGATTTCCGCCTACAAACATATTTTGAAAACCAACAAAGAAAAACCGCTCACGCCAGACGAAAAATTGAAATTGATGAATAATTTGGCGGGCTATGACATTTCACCTGATATGGTGAAATTGGCGCTTGTGAATATGTATCTGCACGGATTCCCAGAGCCAAAAATCCACGAATATGATTCGCTGACAAGCGAAAAGCGTTGGGACGAAACTTTTGATGTGATTCTTGCCAATCCGCCGTTTATGACACCAAACGGAGGGATTGTCCCACATAAAAGATTTTCTGTTCAGTCTGGTAAAGCAGAAGCACTTTTTGTGGATTATATTCTTGAACATCTAAATATTCGGGGCAAAGGTGGCATTGTAATTCCTGAGGGTATTTTGGAAAACTATACAAAGGACTTTGTCAAAATCCGAAAAATGCTGATTGATAATGGACTTTACGCAATTATTTCTTTGCCTGTTGGCACTTTTAATCCGTATAGCGGAAACATTAAAACAAGTATTGTCCTATTTGATAGAACGGTGAAAAAAGATAGTATTCTGCATTTTCAAGTTGATCATGACGGATTTGATTTAGGCAGAAATAGGAATCCAATAAAAGAAAATGATTTGCCAGAGGCGAAGAACACAATTATTGAATTTAGAAATAATAATAAAAAATCAAAATCAGATAAAATCGTTTACTTAGATAAAAATAAAATTCTAAATTCAGAAGGATTATATTTGAACAGGGTTTCACACCAAGAATCGAAAATCAATGAAAATTACCCGTTGATTGAGTTGGGTAGATTGTTCAATTTAGAAAAAGGAACATTACAAAGCTTAAAAAATATCCCTGGGGATTACGATTTTATTACTGCCTCAGAAGATTGGAAAACACACAATGAATACAGTCATGAATGTGAAGCAATAATTTTTGCAATGGGTGCGTCTGGGTCTCTTGGGCGAACTCATTATGTTAATGGAAAATTTATAGCAAGTGATTTGTGTTTTATTCTTACCCCAAATGAAGAATATCGTGGAAAACTTGATCTGCATTATTACAACAACTATTTTGTTTTAATGCGAGAAGAAATTATTAAATCACTTGCAAGAGGTGCTGCTAAGAAAGCAATCAACCAAAGAAATTTCAAAAAATATAAAGTTCCATTCCCAGATTATCCGACACAAGTAAAAATCATGGGGCAAGTAGATGGGTTGAATGACGAGATTGAAGAAAATCAAAACAAGATTGATAAACTTCAAAATTCAATTCAAGGATTGAAAGATAAAATTAGAGATTTAATTTTGTAGAGTTATGATCAGTAAAATCTCAAAACTCAAAGACTTCGGCATATTTATGGGAGGAAAGATTATGAGAGAGTGCGAAGATTGCGGTGAATATTGTTCTAGAGAATGTTATGAGCAGATCGTATCGGGAGGAAATATTATGAGCGAAACAAAGGCAGATCCTAAAATTATGGATGCGCTGATAGAGGAAACTGAAGAAACAATGGAATACAAGCCGTATGACAAGGTAGAAAGACCTATGCACTACACCGCAGGAAGCATTGAAACCATAGATTATATCCAATCAGTTACAGAGCAGTTGCTAGGATTTGAGGCGGTATGTATTGCCAATGCAATTAAATACATTTCCAGACAACATCTGAAAAATGGCAAAGAAGATTTGAAAAAGGCAATTTGGTATTTGAACAGGCTGATTGAATACAAGGCGGAATGATATGTTTTTTAAGGGGAGAACGAAATAATGAGTTTTGAAATAATGCTTAAACCTTGCATAAAAACGGACAAGAAAACTATTTTCGAAGATGACTGGGTTAGATTTTACAATATGATTCATCTCCGCGAGGCGAGACGAGCGGCAGAGATAGGAAACGACTATGTAACCATAATACCTAAAGACAATGGCAAAGAAGATTTGGAAAAGGCGATTTGGTATCTTAATAAACTTATTGAGTACAAGGGGGACTGATATGTGGAAGAAAATTCAGGATAGATATTTTGACATAGTGAAGTTTTGTAGTGAGTATCTTCTAAACAAAGAGATTAAGCGAACATTATTAAGCGAATTAGACGATATATCTATTTCGGCGGGGATAGACTACTCCGAAACAAGAATACAATGCTCACCGTCAACAGACGGAGTACCTAATACTGTTGTTAGACGCCTTAGCAAGCAGAGTGAAATTGACGACATAAACAAGTATTTTGAAATGTTTGCCAATGCTTATAGCCAACTAACGGAAGATGAACAACTTGTAATATCAGCGTTCTTTATGGAGGGATTAAATCCGACACAGATTGAAGTAAAACTTATGGAGGCAGGAATACCGCATACAACTGCATACAGGATTAGGAAAAAGGCATTAGAAAAAATGAAAGAAAATATTATGCATTAAAAAACCCCCCACTTGCGAGGGGGGGGGTTCTCTTATGCGTACCGTCTTGCCAATATTTCAAGCAATTTCTTTTTCTGTGTTTTAGTTAATGATGTGTTGTCTTTAATACTTGATAATTGTCTTGACAAAGTAGAGGATTGCAGTTGGGCTACTTTTTTTTGTGCCTCTGAACTTGCCGTTGTTGTTCCAGAACTTCTACCTGAACTTCTACCGCCAGAACTTCTACCGCCAGAACTTCTACCAGAACTACCGCTTTGACCTTTTCCAAAGCGGTTGTAAGCGACATAATCGCCATAGGGGTTAATGGAGTTCCACGACGCCCCTATAACCCTGTATAACGCCGATTTTTCGTCTGCTGAATAGTCTGTGCTGTCTAAAAGTGCGACTGCTTCTGTCTTGGAAACATATCCGTTGCCGTCAGTGTCAACTTTTTTCTTTAATTTCGTAATGTTTCTTGGCGTAATTTCATACGATACAAGTGCCTCTGAAACGCCCTTATACCTATCAACACCGAACGCCTCATATAACTTGTTATCGGACTTCGCCTTTGCAAGACCGTATGCTATAATGCTGTTAGCGGGTTTGCCGTCAACTTTTGATATTTTGCTTGCTCTGTATATCTCCTTATAACCGTTATAAAAGTCTTTGTCGTTTCCGCCATTTTTCACATAGGTATTGTATATTTGTTTGTATGTGTTGCTTCCTTTTGTGATTTCGTCTATAACATATTTTTCGCCTAACGCTTTTACCTTTGCGTCTAAATCACGAACATAGCCGTTGGGGGTTGACTTTTTGCCTTCAAGTGCATTTTTGAAAAGTTCGTTTTTCTGTTTAAGTATAATATTGGTCAACTTGACTTTTTCTTCGTTGGGTATATCCCTTCGTTCTACGGCTTTTTTTGCGTTGTTTAAGTCGGCTGCCCTGTTTTGATATGCTGATAAACGGCTAACTTCTTTGCTGTTTTTGTTGGTCGGGTTCAGACTTTTTGCGTGGTTTGCCTTTTCAATTTGCTTGTAAAACCGCATTGAAAGGTCATTCTGTCTTACGCTGTCGGTAACAAATGCCTGATAAAATGGTGCAAGTGCAGGGGCAGAACCGCCTTTCGCCTCTTGTGTGGTATATGCCAACACAAAATCGGCAAGAACACCTGTTTCCTGTTCAAAGACATATTGTATTTTCTTCGGCGAGAGGTTTAGTTTCTTGCCTATTGCCTTAAATATTGAACTTGTGCCTTCATCATACCTTAATGCGGGGGCAAGTTCTTGCTCTTGTATAGTTTCAACACCGCCACCGTACCACGTCGTGTTTGTTATTGCACCGCCGACAGGGGTTAGCAAAGTATTGAATGGAGAAATTGGTGCTACTTGGTCGATTGCTGTTTTGCCTAAGTCAACAACTTCAACAGGGTCGCCTGACGCAAGCACCCTTGTTGGTGCTTGGAATAGCGACGATAGAACACTCATTACACGCCCTTTGGGGATTTTAACAAACTTGTGGTCGCCTATTGGGAACAGATAGTAAGTCATTTTCTCCCTGTCTGTCAACCGCCTATAATCTTCATCATCAGCGAGGTAAAGTTCGTTTACAACACTTGGTGCGATACCGAATACTGTTGCCTTTGCCATTAGCATTGTGTATGCCTTTGCCCCCTCTGTGTCTGCAATAGTCCTTATTATTTTGCTTGTGCCTTGCATAGCAGGGTTGAAAAATGGGGCAATTCCTCTGTTAATAAGTTTGCCAATGTTGCCTGAACGCCCAAAGTTTACCGTTATATCTGATGACGCCAATATTGCCTTGTCAATCATTTCTTTCGTTGCTTCTTTAGGTGGTCTGCCGTCAAGTTCCTTGTCAAGCACCTGTATGAACTCCGCCATTCTTGGCAACTGCTCTATTCGTTGGTTTGTCCGTTCTACCCTGTCTAATTGGCTTTTGAAAACGCCAGTCTTATATTTGATACCGTTAGAGGTTTCAAAGAATGAGGCAGAAAATCCGCCACCGCCTCTATACAGTTCCATATACGATATTTCGTCTTTCTTTGTGGGGTCAAATCCGAAAGTAACTTCTTTTACGGCTTTCGGCTGTGCCATTAAAAACCTTGGAGTATCTGTTGAATAGAATAATCCGTCGCCACTATCTCTTAAAAAGTTTTTAGGTATAAATACTGGACTGTATGAAGTAACAAGTTTCTTGAATACGCTGTTAAATGGTGAAGTACGAGCGACTAAATTCACAAGCCAGTCGGGGTTTGTTGCCCCTATGTGTGCTTGAATAGCGTCATACATATCTTTTGTTACTTCTACCTTGTACTGTTTGCCGTCTGCAAAATAGTTTGCAGTATATTTGATAAAGTCGGGGTTCTTGTCGTCAAGTTTTCTTACCATATCGCCAGTAATTTGGTTCATACTTGTAACGACTTCACCCTCCTTGTTCTTAACAATTTGGGGGATTTGGAGTTCAGCCAATTCGTCCACATCAAACATTTGGCGACTGCCGACAGGCAAGTTCAATGCTTTTAGTGTCGATTTCATAAGTTCGCTTAATTGGCACGTTTCCCACACATTAGTGGTATGGGCTGTCATTTGTTCGTCTATGGGCAAAATATCTCTTTCGCTTCCCTTTACCGCTTTTTTGCCCTTTAATCTTAATGTCTTAATTCTATATGTTGAAACATAAGCGTCTGCCATTTGTTCCTCTAACGGTGTAAGGGTGTTAGACTTAAACGATAACTCGATTTCCTTGTCTACCGCCTCTGCGACTTGTTCTGCCGTTGTTTTTTCGTCAGTTGCCCGCCCTACACCTGCGTCAACTAAGATTTGCTTTTGGTGTGCATAAAACCTGTAAACGTCTTTTGCCCACGCCTCTAATTGTTTCCCTTGTTCTGTGAGTTTGCCGTTGCTGTCTTTCGTTAGTTTCGCTATTATGTCTTTGCTGTCTTTCGCCGAATATGTGTCTTTTCCGAAAGTATCTTTGCCCCACCGAACCCGCTTAATGTTAAGTCTGTGAAAAAGATATTCCGAAAACTCGTTCATCTTGCCACTTTCGTGTATGGGGGAACATATTTCTACAACGGATTTTCCTTTGTTCTTGTAGTCCCACCCAACACAATAATCGCCGAGAGTGGTGTCTATGGTCTTTGTGGTAGTACGCATAGCATTTGTTTGTGCCGAAAGTTCCTCGCTTTTTGTTGCTTTCGCAATATCATCAAAAACGGCTATCGAGTTTACAAATCCCCGCCTGTATGAATTGACAAATGACTTTAAGCGTTCTTTACGGCTTGGTAATGTTTCTCTGTTTGACTTCACTTCGGCAGGGTTAGCACCAATTCTTTCACTTTGTGGGCTTCGTTTTTCATAAAACTTAACGGCACGAACCTTGCCTGACCTTGCGACTATTGCGTTTTTGCCTTTACCAATTACCGCAACTGGCTTTCCCTCGTTCAGAATAGCAATACGCTTTCCTTTTGTGGCTTTTGATATAATATCTTTGTTTTGTGCTATTTTCTCATTTGCTATTTCTTTGAATTGGGCAACTTGTTCTTTATAAAATCTTCCGTTCGCCCTGTGTTCTTTCATAATGGCTTTCCACGTTGGGCTGTCAAGGACTTTGATTAACTTGGCTCTTGTTTTGAACTCGAGATCGGAAGAGCGTCGTGTAGGGAAAGAGTGTTAAGATTAGTGTAGATC